GTCAAGACCGAGGGCCGGGGCCGGACCGTCGATGAATGGAAGCTGCGGGTCGACGGCCTCGACAACCACTGGCTGGACTGCCTGGTCGGGTGTGCGGTCGCCGCGTCGATGGGCGGCGCTGCGCCGCCGGGGCTGGTCGGCGATGCTCCCCGGCCGCGGCCGACTATGCGCCTCTCGGAATTGCAGGGGGGCCGGCGATGAACACGGTGCAGCCAGCGCGGAAGCCGGACGAGCCACGCGGCCTGGTCTGCCCGCGGTGCGGCTGCCGGCACTTTCGCGTCGTCTACACGCGCGCATCCGCCGGTGGGCGGATCGTGCGGCGCCGCGAATGTCGGCACTGCGGTCGGCGCATTACGACCACCGAACGGCGCAGCGAGTAGCAGGGCTTGAGCCGTTCCAGCGACCGAATGTCTACCCGTGTAACGATCTCCTCTCTGCCCGCCAGTGGTTCCACCAACCTGCGCCCTCACCGCGTAAGTAACCAGTAGGCGGCCACGTCGTGCGCCGCCGGTCTCGCGGGATGGTGTAACGGCAACATGCCGGCCTCATTCGCCGGCGCTGCGGGTTCAAGTCCCGCTCCCGCAAGTGGAGCACGCGATGCCTGAGGAAATCGCCAACGCGATCCACGAGGCGGCCCAGCAGCCGGCCGAGGTGTCGGTCGACGGCCAGACGGTCAAGCAGCAGCCGCTGCGCGACCAGATCGAGGCCGATCGGTATCTCGCCAGCAAGGACGCGGCGAAGCAAGGCCTCGGCGTGCGGATGACGAAGGTTGTGCCCCCGGGAGCTGTGTGACGGTGTTCCAGTGGCTGCGACAGCTCGGAGCGCGGAAGGCCAAGGGCGCCACGACGCCCCGCGGCCGTCTGCTCGTGGTGCGCGGCAAGTATGACGCCGCCCAGACCACGCCCGAAAACCGCCGCCACTGGGCGAACGCCGATCACCTCTCTGCTGACGCGGCCATGGGCGCCGATGTGCGGCGAGTGCTGCGCAGCCGGGCCCGCTACGAGGTCGCCAACAACAGCTACGCCAAGGGCATCGTGCTGACGCTCGCGAATTACGTCGTCGGCACCGGCCCCCGGCTGCAAATGCTCACGGAAGATGCCGAAGCCAACCGCCTGATTGAGCAGGAGTTCATGCGCTGGGCCCGGGCGGTCAGCTTGGCCCACAAGCTCCGCACGATGCGCATCGCGCAGTGCGAAAGCGGCGAGTGCTTCGGCCTGCTGACCAGCAACCCGCGCATCGCGGCGCCGGTGCAACTCGACCTGCGGCTGATCGAGGCCGACCAGGTCTCGACGCCGTTCGGCGTGCTGCCGCCGGAAGAGCGGGCCGTCGACGGCATCGTCTTCGACGGTTTCGGCAACCCGATCGCGTACTACGTGCTGCGCCGCCATCCCGGCGACCAGCGCGCCTGGCGCGCCGGCCCTGACGACTACAACCTCATGCCCGTGGAATCGGTCGTGCACCTGTTCCGGGCCGAGCGCCCGGCGCAGAGCCGCGGCATCCCGGAGGTCACCAGCTCGCTGTCGCTGTTCGCCACGCTGCGGCGCTACACGCTGGCCGTGCTGGGCGCGGCGGAACAGGCCGCGCTGCCCAGCGGTGTCATCTACACCGATGCACCCGCGGACGCCGAATCGGCCGCGGTCGAGCCGATGGACACGGTCGAGATGGACCGCGGTACGTGGATGACGATGCCCTACGGCTGGAAGATCGGCCAGGTCAAAGCCGAACAGCCCACGACGGTCTATGGCGACTTCAAGCACGAGGTGATCAACGAGATCGCGCGTTGCCTGAACATGCCGTTCAACATCGCCGCCGGCAATTCGTCGGGCTACAACTACGCCTCGGGGCGCCTCGACCATCAAGCCTTCTTCAAGGCCATCCGCGTCGACCAGAACTTCCTGGGCGACATGGTCCTCGATCGCCTGCTCAAGGCGTGGCTGGACGAGGCCGTGCTCATCGAGGGCTACCTGCCGCAGTGGCTGCGGCAGCTGGGAATCGACCTGCCGCACCAGTGGTTCTGGGACGGATTCGAGCACGTCGATCCGCAGAAGGAAGCCGGCGCGCAGGCCACGCGGCTGCAGAGCAACACGACAACCCTCGCGGCCGAGTACGCCAAGGCCGGGCTGGATTGGGAATCCGAGCTCCACCAGCGCGCCCGCGAGTTGGCGCTGATGCGTGAGTTGGGGCTCACCACCCAGACGCCGACCCCACAAGCGGCGCCCAACGAAGCCAACCGTCAGGAGGACGAAGACGATGTCACGGAAGACGTCGACGCCCGCGCGCTCGCGTGAGGCGCATGAACAGGTGCCCGATCGGCTCGAGCTGCGCTGTCAGCCCGGGCGGATCACCCTTGAGGCCCTGGCCGTCGAGGGTGAGGCCGAGGTCATCCCGCGCTTCACGATGGTGGCGTACACGGGTGAGCCGCTGCGCGTGGAAGGCTGGCGGTTCCCGGTCGTGGTTGACCTGGAGGGCTTGTCGATCCCGTCCCAGCGTCGGCCGGTGCGTTTCGGCCACAGCATGTATGCCGGGGTCGGGCACACCGAGCGCATTGCGGTCGAGGGCGGCCGGCTCATCGCCGAGGGCATCGTGTCGCGTGACACCGGCGCCGCGCGCGAGGTGGTCGCCAGCGGCAAGCGCGGCTTTCCGTGGCAGGCCTCCATCGGCGCGCAGGTGGCCCAGGCCGAATTCATCCGGGCGGGCAAGAGCGTCACCGTGAACAGCCGCACGTTCGAGGGGCCGCTGTACGTGGCCCGGCGGACGGTGCTGGGCGAGATCAGCTTCGTAGACCTGGGGGCCGACGGCAACACCACCGCGACGATCGCGGCGCAGCAACAGGAGAGCGAACTCATGGACGAAAACAAGGACACGGAGGTCCTCGACAACGTGGTGCCGGAGGCGCCGCAAGACGACGTCGCGCGTGACGAGGCGACGGGCGCCGGCACGGAGGCCGGCCCCGCCGCCGGTTCTGCACCGGCACCGGCCGTCAACCCGGTCGCGGACATCCGCGCGCAGGCGCTGGCCGAGACCAAGCGCATCGCCGCGATCCGTTCGATTCTCGGTGGGCGGCTGCCGGAGATTGAGGCCCGCGCGATCGCCGAGGGCTGGACCCCGGACCGCACGGAACTGGAGAAGCTCCGTGTGACGCGCCCGAAGGCGCCGGCTGTGCACGTCACCGAAACGGCCGTCACCGGCCAGGTGCTCGAGGCAGCCTGTATGCAGGCCGCCCGAGTCGAGAAGCTCGAGCGGTACTTCGAAGCGCCCGTCCTCGACGAAGCGGACCGCCAGTTCGACGGGCGCATCGGCCTGGCCGAGCTGATCGTCGAAGCGGCCCGGGCCAACGGATACGTCGGCCGCGAGCGGCGCGTGACACCGGAGATGCTGCGCTACGCCTTCGGCCGGGAAATCCGCGCCGCGGCGTCGACGATCGACATCGGCGGCATCCTCAGCAACGTCACCAACAAGTTCCTGCTGGAGGGCTTCTTCAGCGTCGAGCGCACGTGGCGGAACATCTGCGCCGTTCGGAACGTCAGCGACTTCAAGACCGTCACGAGCTACCGGCTGATCGGCAAGGATCAGTACGAGCAGGTCGCCCCGGGCGGCGAGCTGAAGCACGGCACGCTGGGCGAGCAGGCCTACACGAACAAGGCCGACACCTACGGTTTGCTGCTGGCCATCGATCGCCGGGACATCATCAACGACGACCTCGGTGCCATCACGACCGTGCCGCGCAAGCTGGGCCGTGGCAGCGGCCTGAAGATCAACGACATCTTCTGGTCAATCTTCATGAACAATGCGGCGTTTTTCGCCGCCGGCAACAGCAACTACCTGACCGGCGCTGACACGGCGCTGTCGATCGAGGGCATGTCCAAGGCTGAGAAGGCGTTCCTGGACCAGACCGATCCGGACGGCAAGCCGCTCGGCGCGATGCCGGCAATCGTGCTGGTGCCTACGGCGCTCTCGGCGATGGCCACGGTGCTCTACAAGTCGCTGGAGGTCCGCGACACGACCGCCAGCACCAAGTACCCGATCGCCAACCCCCACACGGGCAAGTTCCGTGCGGAGGTCAGCCGCTACCTGAGCAACGCGCAGTACACGGGGTACTCGGAGAAGGCCTGGTATCTGCTGGCCGATCCGATCGACCTGCCGGTCATCGAGGTCGCGTTCCTCAACGGTCAGGAGGCGCCCACGATCGAGACTGCGGATGCCGACTTCAACGTGCTCGGCGTGCAGATGCGCGGTTACCACGATTTCGGGGTCGCGCTGCAGGAACCGCGCGGCGGGATCAAGAGCAAGGGCGAGGCGTAACAACCAGGCGCTGTCGGCCGGATCAACGCGTGCGTCGTTCCGGCCCCACCCACGAAGGAGTGACACAGGATGCCACAGGCAACATTCGTGCAGGACGGCCGTTCGATCGACTACACGCCCGGCGCGGCGGTGGCCGCGGGCGACGTCATCGTGCAGGGCGAACTCGTCGGAGTGGCGCGCACGCCGATCGCGGCGAACGCGCTGGGGTCGCTGGCGGTGGACGGCGTGTTCGACTTCGCCAAGGCGACCGGCGGCGGTACCGCGATCACCGCAGGCGCCAACGTCTACTGGGACGACACGAACAACGTCGCCACGACGACCGCGACCGGCAACAAGCTGCTCGGCAAGTGCGTCAAGGCCGCTGCGGACGCCGCCGCCACGGTGCGCGTGCGGATGAACCAGTAGGCGCGGCCATGACGAACCTGCTCGAACAAGGCGCCGCGTGGCTGGATCAGCAGCGCTCACGCCACCTGACGCGGACGGTCACCTACCTCCGCGCCGGCGACAGCGTGGACCTGCTTGCCACAATCGGGAGCACCACGTTTGAGCAGGCCGACGAGTACGGCGTGATCCACCGCACCGAGTCACGGGACTACCTGATCACGGCCGCGGACCTCGTCCTGGCCGGCAAGCAGGATCTGCCCCGGGCCGGCGACCGCATCCGCGAAACGGACGATGACCAGATCTTCCTCTACGAGGTGATGGCGCCCGGCGGCGAGCCGCCGTGGCGCTACAGCGACGCGTACCGCCGGTCACTGCGGATTCACACGAAGTTCATCGGGATGGAGCGCGGCACATGAGCAACGACGGAGTTTCAGCGACGACGCAGCCGGCGGCCTGCCCGCACGAGTCGGCGTGCCTGAAGGATGTGCGCGAGATCCGCTCGGTCGTCTTCGGCAACGGGCATCCCGAGAAGTCGCTGCTCGTACGGATGGAGCGGGTCGAGAGCCGACTGGCGGTGATCCAGAAGCTGTCCTTCGCCACGCTCTGCGGCGTCGGCACGCTGCTGTTGAAGTTCGTCGGGGCCTGGATCGAAGGCCTGATGCGAGGATCGTGACCCATGGCCGACAGCACCATCATCGCGCTCGCCGATGCGATCGTCGCCAGCCTGAACGGCGCGACGTTCAGCATGGCGTTCCAGGCGGAACGCGGCTACCGCCCCGCCGTGGAGCTGCCCGCGCTGCAGGCGGTGAAGGTCACGGTCATCCCGAAGAGCCTGGCGATCAGCGCGGCGACGCGCGCGGACGGTTTCTACGACTGCGCGATCGACATCGGCGTGCAGCGCAAGGTCGACGTCGACGATCCGGCAGCGCTGGACGAGCTCATGAAGCTGGTCGAGGAGATCGGCGATCACCTGCGCTACCACAAACTCGACGGATTCGCGTTGGCGGCCTGGCTGGCGCTCGAGAACGAGCCGGTGTTCGCGCCGGAGCACCTGGAGCAGCACCGGCAGTTCACGAGCGTGCTGACCGTCACGTATCGGGTGCGGAGGTGAACACCCATGCCGCTGCAGTGGTTCGCGGGTTTCGAGGCCTCCGACCTCGCGGAACTGGTGAGTTTCACCGCCGCGACGGTGGGTGCGGCGTACAAGCGCAGCGGCTCGTACGGCTGCCGACTCACGGTGCCGACCGGCACCACGCTGGTGAACGTCGCACTGGGCAATGGCTACGACGCGAATGGGAACCCGACCACGATCAGCCGGACGGCGTACACGATCGGATTCGGGCTGCGCGTGATCGCGCTGCCCCAGACGGCCGGCCAATGGGAACACCTGCTGTTCATCGGCTCGGGCACCACCCATCGGGCATCGCTACGACTCGGCGAGGATGGCACGTTGCGGCTCCACGTCGGCGCGGTGGGCTCGCCGCACCTCGGGAGTTTCGGGCGGGTCGACCTGAACCGCTGGTACTACTGCGAGCTCGCGGTGCTGTTCGATCGTTACGTCTGGCGGATGGACGGGAAAGTCGTGGCGCAGGGGCTCGGCGGGCCGGGTGGGTCGATGAACGTGGCCTACCTGGGCAAGCGCTTCAACCTCGCCTCGCAGGGCTACACGGTCGACGTGGACGACGTCTACACGTGCGACGACGCCACGTTGTTCGGACCCACGGTACGCGTCGCTCGGCTCAACGCGAACGCGAACGGGTCGCAGTTCGGCTGGTACCCGTACCCGAGCGAGCCGCCGCCCGAGGTCGAACCAAAGGGAGCCTGACGTGGACTACTGGGAATACGTCAGCCAGGTTCCGCAGGATGGCGACAGCACCTACCTCGACGGCAGCTACCCCGGTGCGGTGTTCAACGTCGGCGTCGCCGACGTCGCGCTCGCGCCCGGCGAACGCATTGTTGCGGCAGCCGCGGCGGTCTGCTGGCGAAACGCGAGTGGCGGCAATGGGCGCGTCACACTCCGAGTCGGCGCCAGCGAACAGGCCACAGCCAACTTCAACCCGAGCGGTGCGTACGACACGGTCTTCGTCTTCGCCCGCAGTTCCCCGGCGACAGCCAAGCCGTGGACGCGGGCGGAGGTCAACGCCGCGCTGGTCGGGGCGGTCGTCAACACGGGCTATGGCCTGCGGGCCACACAGGCCGGGCTGCATGTGTTCCTGTACACGCCGCCCGTCGTGCCCCTCAAACCGAAGGAGTGGCCCATGAATTTCAAGGCGCTCGAGTCGTTGACGGCGACGGGCTCGGACCAGGCTGTCGAGGTGCCGCGGGGCGCCACGCTGATCGTGCGGCCACTGGCCGCGAACGTGGAGGTCCGCGACGTCTCCGGTGCGGCCGCGAAGCTGACGATTCCGGCCGACTCGATGGTCATGCTCGGACCGTCGTACGGCCAGACGGTGTATCTGCGGGCCACGGCGGGCACGGTGATCGAGCTCGGGCTCACGTAGTGCGTCCGGCAGTCATGGAGGACTGAAACATGGCCAACTTCGTACTGGGGATGAACGCCAAGCTGTACCACGGCGCAGCGGGCAATCCCGCATCCACAGAAATGACCAACGTCCGCAACGTCACGCTGAATCTGGAGGCGGGCGAGGCGGATGTCACCACCCGGGCCAATCAAGGCTGGCGGGCGACGGCGCCCACGCTGCGCGAATGTTCGGTCGAGTTCGAGATGGTCTGGGACCCCGCGGATGCCGGGTTCACCGCCATCAAGAACGCCTACCTCACCGCCGGCCTGATCGCATTGAAGGTGCTGGACAAGGAAGGCGGCCAGGGGCCGGACGGTGACTTCTCGATCACGTCCTTCAGTCGCAGCGAGGAGCTGGAGGAGGCCATCACGGTCAGCGTCACCGCCAAGCTCGCGGTCTACCGCACCTGGGTGACGGGGAGCTGACAGCCATGAAGACCTTTACCGACAACGCCGGCCGAACATGGACCCTCGCCATCAACGTGGAAGTGCTGAAGCGCGTGCGCGGCCTCGTCGACGTCAACCTGCTCGACATCATCGACGGGAAGCTCATCGAACGGCTGTACCGCGATCCGGTGCTCCTGTGCGACGTCGTCTACGCCGTGTGCAAGCCCGAAGCGGACGCCCGGAGCGTCAGCGATGAGGACTTCGGCCGCGCAATGGCGGGCGACGCGATCGAGCATGCGACGAAGGCGCTCTTGGAGGAACTGGTGCTTTTTTCCCCGAGCCCGAGAGATCGGGCAAACCTCCAGCGAGTGCTCGAGACTACCTGGCGGGTGATGGACAAGGCGCGGGACCTGGTCGAGGCCCGGCTGGCGACGGTCGACGCGGAGCAGATCGTCGCCCAAGCGCTCGTGACGTTTGGGACCTCATCTGGCAGTGCGCCGGAATCGCCGGCGTCGACCCCGGACGGCTGACGCTGCGCGAGCTGCTCGCGCTGGCCGAGGCGCGCGCGAGGGACGAATGGTCGCGGATGAGCGCGCTATTGGCGCTGCTCGCGAACTGCCATCGCGACCCGAAGAAGACGCGAGTCTTCCGCCCCGCTGATTTCGACCCGTTCGCGCGGCGCGCCGCGCCGGTGGAGGTCGGGATGGAAGCGATCAAGGAGTTCTTTACCACAGGCAAACTTCCGGGCACGGATGCCCGGGTGCAGTGATGTGAGGCAAGCGTAAGGAGAATGCACATGCCTCTTCCGGAAGAAGTCGTGCAGAGTGTGTCGTCCACCAACTTCAAGTCGCTGGGCGACGGTCCGTCGTTCTACCACAACCTGGCGATGAGCAACGCGGTCAACCAGCAGAACCTCGCGGCGCAGAATGCGATTGCGCAGCAGCAGGCGCTGGGCACCGTGCTGACCGCCGCGGTGGGCAAGATCGTCAAGGCCCTGACCGAGGCCGACGCCGAGGAAGCGGTGTCGCTCAGCAAGATCATGAGCGGCGACGACGTGGCCGCCAAGATCGCGAGCCTGATCGGCTCGTTGGGCTTCGGCCAGATCGGCGCCAAGACGGCCCAGACCACGCCGCCGCCGACCGGCACGTAGTCGGCTCCCGTGATTGCGCCCGCGGAGTGGCCGATGCGGCGCTCCGCGGGCGTTTTCCTGTGCCGGGGACGAGGTTTGCGGCATGATCACGATGCGGATCAAGGACCTGTTCTTCGACAAGCAGACAGTGCTGCGTGCTGTCGATAAGGCGAAACGCGCCGTGCTGTCGAAGGCCGGCGCGTTCATCCGCACCACCGCGAAACACAGCATTCGCACGAAGAAGGGCAGCGCGCCGGCGGGCCAACCGCCGCACTCACACGAGGGCTCGCTGCGCCGGCTGATCTACTTCGGGTACGACCCGGCCAGCGACTCGGTCGTGGTCGGGCCGGTGGGCTTCCAGCGCAGCACCGTCCCCAACGTGCTCGAGTTTGGCGGCAAGACCGAGGTGCGACGCCGGCGGCGCGGCCAGATCGTCCGCACCCGCGTGACGATCGACCAGCGGCCGTTCATGGGCCCGGCGCTCGAGAAGGAGCGGCCGCAGCTGCCGAAGCGCTGGGGCGGCAGCGTGCGCGGAGGGTAGTCCGTGGCGAACACGAAGGGCATCCGCGCCGGCCGGGCGTTCGTCGAGCTCGGCGTGGACGACAAGATCGCCAAGGGGCTGCAGAAGGCCGAGCAGCGGCTGAAGGCGTTCGGGGAGGGTGTGCGCTCGGTGGGGCTGAAGCTCGGCGCGCTGGGCTCAGCGGCGATGACGTTCCTGGGCGGCACGGTGAAGGCCTTCGTGGACACCGGCGATGCGCTGGACGAGATGTCGGCCCGCACTGGCGTGAGTGTCGAGACGCTCTCGGAACTCGGCTGGGCCGCCGACCTGGCCGGCGCTGACCTGGAGACGCTCGAGACCGGTCTGCGCAAGATGCAGAAAGTCGTGACGGAGGCCGCCACGGGATCGAAGTCCGCGACGGAGGCGTTGGCCCGGCTGGGACTGAGCGTCACCGACCTCGTCAACCTCAACCCCGAGCAGCAGTTCAAGCTGATCGCCGATCGACTCTCGAAGGTGCAGGACCCGACGTTGCGCGCCGCGCTGGCGATGGAAGTCTTCGGCAAGAGCGGCACGCGCTTGCTGCCGCTGCTCGCGGATGGGGCAAAGGGACTGGAGGAGTACCAGCGCAAAGCCCGCGAGCTCGGGCTGACGGTCTCCACCGAAACCGCCAAAGATGCCGCAGCGCTGGCCGACACCCTCGACACGCTCTGGCGCGTCCTAAAGCAGTCGGCATTCACGATCGGCGCAGCGCTGGCGCCGACCATCAAGGATCTGGGCGACGCGGTCACGCGCGCCGTCGTGCGCGTCACGGAATGGCTGAAGCAGAACAAGGCGCTGATCGTCACGGCGCTGCAGGTCGCGGCGGCGGTCACCGCTGTGGGGGTCGGCCTGATCGTGGCCGGAACATTGATCTCCGGCGTGGGCGCTGTATTCGGCTGGTTGGCGACCGTCGTGACGGGCATCGGCGCGGCGTTCGGCGCGGTTGGTGCTGCTTTGGCGGCCATCATCTCGCCGATCGGGCTGGTCATCACCGCGGCCGTGGCACTCGGCACGACGTTATTGGTCGTCACAGGCGCCGGGAGCGAGGCGCTGACCTGGCTGGGCGAGCAGTTCGGCCGGCTGCGCGACACTGTATATAAGGTAATGGGCGGGATCGCGGACGCCCTGGCCGCGGGCGACATCAATCTGGCCGCGCAGATCCTCTGGCTCAGCTTGAAGTTAGCGTGGCAGCAGGGTGTGGCGGCGCTCAACCGGGCGTGGCTCGAGGCCAAGCGCTTCTTCCTGAGCATCGCCTACGGCATGTGGTACGGCGCCCTCGCGGCGGCCGAGATCGGCTTCCACGCGCTCGAGGTCGCCTGGATCGAGACCACGTCGTTCCTCTCACAGACCTGGACCAGCTTCACGGCGGGGTTCCAGAAGGCCTGGAACACGGCGATCAACTGGACCACCAAGCGTCTGCTCGAACTGTGGGGTCTGTTTGACGAGACGCTCGACGTCGAAGCGGCCAAGAAAATGGCCGACGAGGACCTCTCGTCCGTCAACGCCGAGATCGACCGGCAGCGTGACGCGGCGCTGCAGGCCCGCGAAGCACAGCGCCAGTCGGAGCGCGAGCGCGCCAAGAGCACCCACGAGGGTGCGCTCGAGGAGATCGGTCGTCAGGACCAGGACGCGCAGCGGCAGCTCGACCAGGAAACCGACGCCCGGGTCAAAGCAACCCAGCAGCAACTGGACGAAGCCCGCAAGGCGCTGGACGACGCGGTGGCGGAAGCGCGGCGCAAGCGCGAGGCCGCCGATGCTGAGGGCGCGGCGCCGAAGCGTCCCCCGGTCGATCCCCTGGCCGGCTTGGACGATCAGCTCGCCGGGCTCGGCAATCTGCTCGCCCAGAAGATCAGCGTAATCGGCACCTTCAACCCACTGGGTGCAGCCGGGTTGGGCGGCGGCAGCGCCGCCGAGCGCACCGCCCGCGCCACCGAGGAGACCGCCAAGCACACGAAGCGTCTGGCCGAAAACGCCGGACGCATGACGTTCGCGTAGGAGACCCGCGTTGCCCGTCGAGGTCGTCGAGAAATTCGAGAGCCGGCTGGTCACGACCGGCACGAGCCCTTCGGTCGAGCTGCGGTACAACATCCGCGGCACGAACGACGACGTCGCAGCGCGCAACGCGCTGGTCGCCGGCAGCCCGGCCACGTACGACCCGTGGGGTAGCGGTTGGTTCTTCCTGCCGCGGGACACAGTCAGCGTACAGCCGATCGGCGAGGAGCTGTGGGAGGGGATCGTTCGGTACGGCCCGTTCACGCCGACGAACGAGTCGACCTTCGCCTTCGACACGGGCGGCGGCACGCAGCACGTCACACAGAGCAAACAGACGATCGCGAAGTACCCGGCCGGCACAGCGCCGGACTTCAAGGGGGCGATCGGCGTCACGGCGGACAGCGTCGAAGGCGTCGATATCACCGTCCCGGTCTACCAGTTCGCCGAGACACACTACCTGCCCGACACGACCGTCACGCCGGCGTACCGGATGACGCTGTTCCAACTCACTGGGCGCGTGAACAGCGGCGCGTTCAAGGGCTTTGCGGCGGGCGAGGTGCTGTTCCTCGGCGCATCGGGATCGCGTCGCGGGTACGGCGATTGGGAGATCACCTTCCGCTTCGCGGCCAGCCCGAACGTCACGAACCTCACGATCGGCGATATCACGGGCATCAACAAGAAGGGCTGGGAGTACCTCTGGGTGCGCTACGCGGACAGCGAGGACCAGGTCGCGAAGGCGCTCGTGAAGAAGCCCATCGCGGTCTACATCGAGCGGGTGTACGACGACGGCAATCTGAGCCTGCTGGGGATCGGGTAAGCCATGGGCACAACCCTGAAGAAGGTCCGCAGCGGCGACCCGCTCGTGATCCCGGCGGCGACGTTCAACGCCTTCGTGGACGTGGCCCGCGACTACCAGGAGCGCCAGTGCAGCGCGACGCGTGATGGCCTGCCCGAGTGGCGGCAGACGGGGATTGTGCTGATCCGCAATGACAGTGGCGCCGACCGCAACCGCTTTGACGTGCTCGGCGTGGCCGGCACGGTCATCAAGCCGACGGACAACGCCGACGCATTCAAGGAACGTGTGGCCCTGAAGGGCGTCACGCCCACCGCCGCGCATGCCGGCCGATTCGTCATCCTGCTTGAGCCCGTGAAGAACGGCTTATTCGGTCGCGGGTGCGTGGACGGGGTCTGCGTCGCCCGTGTGAAGATGAATGACGAGGGCCACGTCTTCGCCGAGGCAAAGGACGGCCAGGCCGACAAGCTGGACAGCGGCGCGGCGGGTTCAGCCTGCCTCCTGTGGATTCAGCCGCCCAGCGAGCGCGACCCCGACCCGACGGTCGCGTGGGTCGTGGCGAAGATCGGCCTGCCGACCGGAGCGGCTTCGATGGCGGCGGCGTTCGCGATGATCACGTCCAAGTCAGGCACCGCACCGCCGTACCGCTACGCCGCGGCGCAGGCCACGATGGACGAGGATGGGGCCTGGACGCAGGTCGGCGGCGGGCTGGCGTACAACAACGTCTTCAACCTCGAAGAGCAGGGTGCCGGCGGGCAGTGGGTCAATCCGCTGGTCGTGGGCGACGTGGTGCTCATCTTCGCGGCGCCCGATCCGGGCGTGAATGCCTTCGTCTGCACGCGGTCGCACTACCGGGGGACGTACTGATGGGCCGGTTCCTGGTGCGACATGTTGATCAGGACAGCGGCGTCGAGCTCGCGCGCCTTGCGCTGCCGAACCTGTTGGCGTACGAGGGGATCGAGTACGTCTACCGCCAGCTCTTTCCCGCGTATCAGGCGGCGATGACGTTCCAATTGGGCGTGGCCGGTCCGACGCCGAGCTACCCAAACGATCGGCCGAACACCGGCGGCGGCGTGGCCTTCGGCCCGACGCTCACGTTTGCGCAGTGCACCAACGCGCAGGCCAACGAGGGCGGGTGTTACACCAGCCCGATGCGGACCTCGTTCGGTTACGCCCGGCAGGCGCTGAACTTCACGGCGTCGATGGAGGCGGACGGCGGCGGGTTCGTCTCGCAGGAGGTCACGTTCCCGAACAACCACTCGTGGTCACCGCAGGCCGCGGCGGACTGGGACTTCCCCTGGACGCCCGAGGAGGTCGAGCAGCCGCCGCCAGAGTGGACGCCGAAGGAGTCGTGGGAGCCCGAGGTCGGCTATCCCTGGCAGCGGCCGCGGAAGCGCTGCGGCACGGACTGCGACCCGTACAACCCCAACTTGTGCCTGCGGCCGTACATGTACCAGTGGGACCCGTCGGGCGAGCTGGACTGGCTGTGCGACTTCCGCAAGATGGGCGGCTTCCCCATCACGCTGGCGTTCCTGGCGGACACATCCCGGAACAAGCTCATCGCCGTGGCGGCGTTCCGGGCGCCGGTGCTGCTGCGCCCGGGGACCTCATTGCACGTCATCTACCAGGCCCGGATCTTCGGCCGGATCACGCGCGACTTTGCGCTGCGCTACGCGAAATATGCGTTCCAGAAGACCGGCAGCCGGTACACGACGATCTACTGCCGCCCGTTGCTGGCGACGGCGCCGCTGTTCACGCGGCGGATGTCGTATGCCGACGTGTCGCCGTTCTTCCACGCGCACTTCGCCGCGGTTGCGCTCAGCTCCTGGACGTACGTCGCCGGTCCACCACCGCGCGTGGAATCTGCGACCGCACCGCAGTGGCAGAACGCGAGTGGCGCTGCCCTTGGCCCGTTCGGTGGCCTGGCGGTGTACGGCCTGGTGGGCGGCAGCAACGAGCTCATGTGGGTCACGAAGATTGACCCGCCGGTGAGCGTGACCAATGGCGACACGCTGCGCGTGCCGGCCAAAGTGAAGTTCCAGCTGGACGGGGTCTAGCCGTGGCGTTCATCGACATCACCAGCGATCAGCACGCCACGTACGGGACGCACTCGCACGGCGAGGAGACGTTGGCCACGCGCGGCGGCACGGTCCCGGGCCAGCTCCGGTGGTCCGACCTGCATCCGCCCGGCGTGAAAGTGCTGCCCAAGGGCTCAGCGCCCGCGGGCCCGGGCGAGATCAACTGGGAGGACACGCTGGGCGGCAAGTTCGCACTGGCGCTGGAGAAGCTCGAAGGCCTGCTGTACGCCGTCTTCGGCTCACGCCCGAACGGCAGCCCAAAGCGCCAGTGGTACGACCGCCAGCACCCGCGCTGCCTGTGGGGGCCGGAGATGTGGGAACGCCGGCTGCTCCTGGGGCCGATCGGCTGCAACGAGACCGGCACATGCTGGGACTACCAGCCGTCGGGCAAGGAGTACGCCGCCCTGGGCGAGAATCCACCCTGCTGCCCCATGCCCAAGCCGAGCGTGCCGATCCGCACGCGCTCGGGTGATCCGGCCGGCCAGTTCGCCACGGGCACGCACGACCGGACGTACTTCCCGCTGGGCAGCGTGTCGCGCGACCAGGCCAGCGATCCGTTCGATCCCGAGGGCTCCGGCTGGTTCGGCGCCACGCAGCCCGGGCGCCAGGACGGCGTCGGATACGTCCAGAAGACCGGGCAGGTCGTCACGTTCACCTACACGAAACCCGGCGGCGTGCCGACGCCGACAAATGTGCGGCTGTACTACCAGATCAAGGCGCCGGGCGGCGCCTGGTCGGCGTGGTCGTTCGTCGCGATGAGCGGTGGGCCGACGTACGCGGCGCAGCGTGGCCCGTATGCCCACGGCACGGAAATGCGCTGGTACGTGCGCTACTTCTACAACGACCCCGACCCGCAGGACCCCGACATCACCAAGTACGACCCGGGCGGCGACAGCGCGCCGGCCGATGACCATGCGTACTACCTCCGGTGGTTCACGCATTTCAACCCGTACGCCTACGGGCTGCCCGAGATGCTGGAGGACTACGGCGGCGTCAACGTCCGACATGGGACGGACTTCTTCGCCTGCGACGGCGGCGAGACGATCCAGCCGGCACTGGTCAACATGGTCCGCTTCGTGCTGTCCTGGCTGGGCGGCGATTGCTGCACCGGCGAATACGACACCTGCGCCGAGACCGACGACCGCAGCGACGCCTTCCACCATAACCCGCGCTTCCGTGGCGGCGACGACGGCCTGTGCTGCGTGCCGATGCCGATCAAGTTCCGCTGGTCCGGCTCCAACGTCCACCCGCACTACATGACCGGCGGCAAGGGCCTCGTCGGTGGATCGACCCCCGACCCGCGCCCGCTGCACAATCATCCGAACCATGTGCCCGGCCAGGGCGAAACGTGGGGCAGCGCCGCGGCGCGCAAGACCTGGCGCGGCATCAACATGCTCTACGCCGACGACCTGCACTTCAACAACCCGTTCTACGGCGGCGGGTACTCGTGGGGCACGGCGCCCGGCTCGTTCGTGCTGATGTACGAGCCCGCCTGGGATGACTTCGCCAAGGTCTGGGCGAAGTACCCGTCGTGGGGCCTGCGCCCGGGCGACGTGATCGAGGCAGTCCACATCAAAGAGATCATCGACGCCGTCGATTACCTGATTGACTACGGCGTGTGGACCTCCATCGGCCTCTGCACGCGCAAGCGCACGCCGGGCCAGTTCATGGGCAAGGACTGCGGCTACCACTACGCCGCGGATTATCACGATTGCTACGGCACGGCCCACGTCGAGTACCGCAAGGGCTGCGACAAGTGCTGCGCCAACGCCGAGGCGTGCTGGCCGTACGATCACGCCCTGGGCTACTGGTATCACCAGTGGGGTCCCGACTACGACGATCAGTGGACCGAGTATCCCGACACGTGCATCGCATGGGATCGGCCAACCTGGGAGGAATGCACCCAGAACTGCCAGTCGGCCAAGTGCCACATGATGAGCCGCAAGCATGGCTACTCGCAGTACTCGCCCGAGACCAGCCCGGACTGCCCGTGCGAGCGCGGCTACTGGGAGGACACGGTCTGCGACGGCTACGGCGACGACATGGAGGCTTCGCCCGGCTGCGGCTACCACCGCAACGAGAAGGGCTGCCGCTCGTGGGACTGGCAGACGCAGCACTGCGTCGATGATCCGCACGCCGGGTACAACTGCCTGCGCCGTGTCGAGGGCTACAGCTACTACGCCTGCACGCCGGATACCTGCAACCACGGCTGGGACGCGACGCACGGCGGGCAGTTCAAGAAGAACCGCCTGGACCACGTCTGGCACCCGGGCCTGTACTTCAAGGCGACCGGCCCGCCGGGCAATGAGTTCAGCGGGAACTGCCTGGGCGACATGTTCGGCTGCGGCGAAACGTATCCGATGGGGCCGGACAGCGGGCTGTGGTTCCACGAGGTGACCGGCATCTACTGGCGAGGCCTCGTGCCGTCGTGGTACTCCGGCTGCGATGGGATGCCCGGTTGCAGCCCGGACTGCTCGTTCGGCGACACGTTGGCGTTGCCGCCGGCGATCCCCGGCTACGGCTATCACGGCGAGTACGGGCCGCTGTGCACGCAGTTCGTCGATGCGCTCAGCGGGTGCTTCTCCGCGTGGGCGGGGACCGCTTGCTGCACCGGCCACACCTGCCAGTGCTCACTGGGCGACTTCCCGGTGTGCAAGGGCGAAGCGGCGTGGGTCGCGGTCGATCTGAACCTCGACGGCTCCGGTCGGCCGTACCGCCACTTCCCCGGCCGCAACGGCGGGCTGCCGCCGTACGAGGGCCGTGGCGTTCCGCGCCTGCGGAATTACGACCTGACCAAGGACCCGGCGACGTGGATGCACGATTGCCCCTGTGAGACCTGGACGGGAGCCGGAACGTGCGTGATGTGAGCGCGCTATCGCCGCTGGCGCCGAAGGGCATCGCCCAGCCCGGCTACGACTACCTGGTCGGCCGCGGTATGCCCGCGGAGCGCCTGGACGAACTCATCGCGCGCTTCGACCTGCGCTTCGACGAACAGGAGCGGCGCGTGGTGTTCCCGGTGCGCGAAGGCGGCCGGGACCTCGGCTACACGGCCCGGGCCATCGACGCCCGGCAGCGGAAGCGCTGGCTCAGCCACCCGATCGAAGGCGGGCACAAAACGACGATCTACGAGGCCGACCGCGTGCAGCACGGCGGCAACACGCTATTCGTAGTCGAGGGGCCGTTCGATGCGCTGATGGTCGCGGCGGCTATCGCTCCAGACAACGACTCAGTCGCAACGGCGTTCTTCGGTTCGCTGCCGACGGAGGCGCAGCTCGCGCTGGTTGTGGCCGCGGTGCCGTTCTACCGGATGGTCTACATGATGCTGGACGCGAACGTCTGGGGCCGCTGCCGCCGGCTGACCCGTGAGGTTGCGAAGCTCGCCGGCGTGCCGAACGTCGGGGCGATCAACATCGGCTTCGAGAACCGCGACCCGGGCGCGACGCGGTTCGAGGAACTCCAGCGGCTCGTGGGCTTCGCGTCGGCTTCGTGGGCGCCGGAGATTCACTGGATGTGGGAGCGCCGGCTGGTGGTCGGTGGCACGAAAGGAGCGTGAGGCGGTGCCGGTCGTGTCAATCAACGTCGGCCCGAAGCGCGTGCATCTGACGGCGTACTGCCCGGACGACGAGCTCGGGCTGTTGGCCTGCGACTACGTACTCGCCCGCGCGGTCGAGCTACTGAACGGCACCGCCGAAACCGAGCTGCGGAAGTGGCTGATCGACCGCGACCCGGCCATCGCGGCGCTGTTCGCCAAGCTCGATGCCGGCTGGAAGCTGCCGAAGAACGGCGACCTGACCGTGGACCCGAGCAACGCGCCGGCCGAAGCGCGCATCGTGCGGCACTTGATGCGGGAACGGATGGAGCAGTGCGGCCGGTAGACCGGCCAGAGGGCAAGGAGGCCCCGAATATGACTGGCATCTTCGACATCACCGATTGGGCGCACGTGGCGTCCTTCTTCGTCTGGACCCTGGCGGTCTGCGCGCTGGCGAAAGCGATCTTCGGATCGTTCCCGGCGGCGGAACTGCAATACCGGCTCGCGCTGCGCGACAACCCCCGCCGCCAGCGGCTCAACCGCCTCAACTGGGAGGTCGCCAACCGCACGAAGTGGGACGAGGATGTCGCCCGCGGCTCGCAGCACGCCGCCGCCGTCCCGCTCACCGAACCCGAGCTCGACGCCCGCCGCGCCGAACTCCGGCGCCTGTCGAGCACGTCCCTACCCTGGCGGGCGCTGCACTACCTCCTCGGCTGCTGGGCCTGCCAGACGTTCTGGACGGCCGCCCTGATCTACGCCGTCACGGCCGGCGTGACCGCCCCGGCGGCCTGGCTGTTCTCCGCGGCGGCATACTCCGGTGCCGCGGTGTTACTGGCCGCCCTCCACGGCGCGCCGCCGCCGGTCCGCGCCGCCGATCCGCCCGCCGGTCGTGCCGGCTGCAAGGGTTGCGGGAAGTAGTCTCGTGTATCGTGGGCCGACAGTCGTGCGGATCGCGGGCGAATCGGACGCGCTTAAGGGGCAAGCAAACGCTCGATCTGCGCAGCCCGTCTGCGGATCGTCCCCATCGAAACGCCGAAGAGTGCCTCGACCTCGCGGTTGAGCAGCCCGGGTACGCCACAGGCTCGCCGGTCCCGGTTGGCCAAGCCGTAGATGATCCCGGCCGCCCAGCCTTCGGGCTTTCCCGGAAGCGGTTTCTCGCAAGCTGCCAGCAATCGAAGCGTCTTCAGGGCGCGCCTCTGCATCGCCGTGTCAGGGGGATGCTCACCGAAGAAGCGTTCCAGACTCGCCCGGCAGGCCCGCTCGCCGATTTCGTTCGACACAGCCAT